GCTCTTTCGTTCATTGTTCTTGCTCCTGTGTTTTGTTGTAAATAATGACTCTGCCATTTTCATGTGTGAATACTAGTTCATCATCATGTGCCCAGCAGAGTTCTTCGTATAGGGCATTTAACCTCTCCATATCATCATAGAGTTGATTTGGATTAGGCATTTATGTTAGTAACTGGTTCGTATGGATGTTGAGGTTTGTGTTCTCTATCCATAGGTTGAGATTTACTAAGGTCTCTTCTGGATTGATTCTTAATAACAATAAAAGCATCTTTATTGTACTTACGAGTACCAATGGGCGATTGCCACTTCTTGTTGTACTCTTCACCTACATCAATACCAGACACTTGAGTTCCTGCCATTTCGACAGAAATTTCATCTCCTTCTTCCCACCCGTATTTTTGAGCAAGAGAAGAAACTTGTTCATAAACAGATGGAGTATTCATTACTCGATCTTCTGGTTCAAGACTTCCGTGCATCAGTAGAGGTTCTCTTCTTGTTCAGTTTCAATTATAACATCAGAAGTTGGATATGCAACACAAGTGAGAACAAATCCTTGTTCAATTTGATCATCATCCAAGAATGATTGATCACTTTGATCTACCGTGCCAGAAACAATCTTACCTGCACAGGATGAACATGCACCAGCACGACAAGAGTAGTTCATGTCAATACCACCCTCCTCGGCAGCATCAAGAAGATATTGATCATCTTGACATGTGACAGTTGTTTCTGCACCATCAGAAGTACGGAAAGTAACGTTAAAGTCCATTAGTAAGTTTCAGATAAATTTTGTACGGAGTATGCCAACAATACAAGGAAGGCAATACTAGTTATTGTAAACAAGATTGAATGCATTGTCAAGTACTCAGAAACCGAAAAGTCCGAAAAAGAACACACTACCAGTCGTAGCATAAGAAACCAGTGCAAAAGCAAATCCAATCATTGCTGTGCGACCATTGAGTTTCTCTGCACGTTCTGCATGTGTCTCAAGACCATATGCCTCAGTATAAGAGGGATCAACATACATACGGGGTTCAGTAGCCCACATGTTTGTGCGTCCACCGTCTTCGGTTGTTACAGTCATTTTACACTCCTTAATGTTTCTTTACATAGTATATAGCAAAAAGCAGGGTTTGTCAAGACCTTTCTGGTATTACTTGATTTACCTCTGCCAAAATGCTCATGAAATTGATTAACCATTAAAAAAAGGAGTGCCGTCGCACTCCCAGTATAGCATCTAGATGTTTACTTAATTAGATCAGAAGTTATACTTCAGACCTGCTTTAGTTCCGTAACCGGTGTCGTCATCACCAGTGATGAAAGAAACCTCACCATAGACACTCAGGGCATCCGTCAGTGAGACAGAAGCGCCACCCTTACCAGAGAACTCAACTTCGCTTTCAGCACCGTCAGGGGAGACGAGAGCAGGACCACCTTGAATGTACCAAGCAGAAGATTCTCCCAAATCACCTTCATAACCAACGGCAAAGTCAGTAACGGTTCCAGAATAATCCGATCCAACAAAACCACTATTGGCTTCGACGTTGACATAAGGACCTGCAAGGGCAGCACCAGCAGAGACGGAAAGTGCAGCAGTTGCTGCGAATACAGATTTGATCATTTGTTAATACCTCGTAATTTTTACTTGCGGAATTTCACCCGCAGATGAAGGGGGAGTTCGACGTTCCCCGCATTTTTATTATAACATAACCAGGCAGCGAGTAATTGAGGCGTTCAGGTTTGTTACAGTTCGTGAAGCAAGTGCCTCCCGAACACTTATTTATAATAACAGAAGATTAAAACTTTGTCAAGGGGTTCCTTTCTTCTCTATTCGGTATGCCCTACCTTGCTCATCAAAACCATCAATATCAATGTAATTAGGTTCACCAGTAAAATTATCTACTGGCGAAACGAGAAGATAGGGACCTGGAATTCTATCATCATTAGGATGATAAGTTCTAAAGTTAGTTGGGTGAAAATGAATTGTAACTACTTTCTTTCCAGGATTTCTGCATGTGTATCCAAGTTCTCTCATGTGATAAGTGATCTTATTATCACAACCAGGTTTACCCATTGTGTAATTCATTTTTTCAGATACTGCAATCGGTGCCTTAAAAATCCAAGAGTCTTGTGATGCTGGATTTTCGTAAGGTTCAATTTCCCAGTTCTTTCCATCACCGGTAGAAATTTCCCAGCGACTTAATGCATAGAAAGTTTTATCCATGTTGATACTCTTAAAGTGTCTGAGAGTATCATCAAAGATAATGTCTGCATTTGCAATTACACAGATTTGATCTTTTAGATTATCATTACAAAAATCAAAAAGATCTTTATAAGTTGGTCTATCTTTTCTTACTATTCTATGAATTTTAGGAGAATCAAAATTGAGTTCAGAATCATCTTCCATGAAAAGATATACATTATCAATCAAATCATTAGCAAGATTTTGATGGAGGCAATATAGATACTCTCCGTTTCTCATATGATTATGAGAGTTAAAATATTCAATAATTAGATTCATTGTTCGGAGATCCAATCCATTAAGTTTACTTTTGGTTCCCAACCAAATGTTCTTTTTAATTTATTATTATTTGCAAGAGTCACTCTAGACTCACCAATTCTTGAGGGAATATTGACTTGATTATCAGAAATTGCATCGGCAATCTCATTGATAGAATAATTTACACTGTTGCCAACATTATACAATTGTCCGTAGTTCATATCATGAACATTTTTTATTGCCGCAAGAACGTTGGCAGATACGACATCAGATACATGTGTAAAGTCCCTACGCTGCTCTCCATCACCAACAATCGTAAGTGGTTCTCCTGCGTCACGTTGACGTAAGAAGATACCAATTACAGGAGCATACTGTCCTTTGAGAGGTTGTCTTTCACCGTAAACATTAAAGTATCTGAAGAAAATAGTCTTTACACCAAAAAGATCATTATACATTTTACAAAGTTTTTCACCAGCAACCTTCGATACTGAATAAGGATTTAAACAGTCATCATTCTGAAGTTCATCATTGGGAGGTTCATTAAATCCATAACCCGATGAAGTAGAAGAATAGATTACTTTCTTTACACCTGCCTCACGGGCACACTGAAGAACAGTAACTGTACCTACACAGTTTACACTGACTGCCTCAATAGGATTTAAGATAGCAGGTTGAATTCTAGATTCGGCAGCAAGATGAAACACATAATCTATATTAGTCATTGAGTTTTTCAATAACTTATAATCTCTAATGTCACCTTTTATATTGTAAGCTTTAGGATTTCTATAAAACTCTTCGTTGGATTCTGCACTTTCATTATCATAGCAAACAACTTCATGACCCATTTCAAGAAGTTTATCCACAATATGAGACCCTATAAATCCTGCTCCACCTGTTACTAATGATTTCATAAATCTCCTCTAGAAAAAATAACATCAACTTGACATAAATCACCTTTCTTTAAATTATCAGTATCTTCATCCATCCAGATATTTTCACCAATAGTTTCATGATTAGTAAATCCAATACTACTCATGTATTCAAGCACTTCATCAAACAAAGGAGATCCTTCATTATATTGCAAAATTGAAACTTCCATTATTATGTAAGAAGCTTTTTGAATAGTATTCAATCCACCTCTAATAATATCTAATTCAGATCCTTGAGTGTCTATCTTAATGAGATCAAAAGTTTTTCCAACTTCCCCAGTAACTTCATCCAGTGTATATGTATTCCTCTTAACTTTTATACTATCATTATAATATTTGGTATTTTCTTTTAAGTAAGAAGTCCCAGTACACGTAGGATTTTTTGGATTCAAATGTAGAGTAACCTCTTTATTAGAATCACTCAAAAGAACAATGCAGTGAGGAAATGGCAAATTTTCTAGATACTCATCACAATTTTCATTTCCTTCTAACATCAAACAATCCACATCTTTCCATACATTTTTACAAAACATAGAAAAATTTCCATGATGTGCTCCAATATCTAGTATCGTATTAGGAGTAAATTTTTTAGACAAGTCAATTAAATAATTTTCAACATTCATAAGTATACTTCCTTAAATTTTTGACATACTTTTTCTGGAGTGTAGTCTTGATAACAATTCCATACTAAAGAATTTATTTCCTTCTTATCTAAATTCTTTAAGATATGAAGAATATCGGAATAATTTTCGTAATAAATTCCTTTTTCATCCAGTGTATCTATATGATTTCTTTCTGGTGATTTTTCGTAGGTAATAATAGGTTTATTTCTAACAGAAAACTCTGCACATGATAGTCCAAATGATTCCCCAATATACCTAGCATGAAGCATGGCATCACACGTATTAATAAATTTCACCTTAGTATTCATATCAGAAGTTCCTGGTAGATGAATCACTCGTTCATGCTCAATAAAAGGTTCTGTAAACTGAAAAACAAACCAGATATCAGATCTCTCAGATAATACTTGTTGTATTGCTTGTTTAACAAAAGATAAATCAAAAGTTTCCCATCCACCATTTCTACCAAGGACTAAGGCATCTTTAGGAATGGACAACTCTTCTCTCATATCTCCTTCAACCTCAGGAAGATGCACTATGTGTGGGACATATGGGATAGTGTAGTCTGTTATTTTAGATAACCATTTAGATCCCATGGCATAGATGTCACCATGAACCCAATTTGGTTGCCAATTACCAGAAACAGCATTGACAAGATTTTTACTAACTGAAGATATAACTCCATCCGGAGATCCACCTTTTACCATTAAAAAATAATCACATTTATTTTTATCCAAAATAGGATCTATTTCACTGGCAGTATCATAAGAAAAAACCGAAAACTCTTTTTCAAATTTTTTCAAAGCATCAACACTATTAGCAGGATGAGTAGAAGGATACATGATAATTGGATCGACACCAAGATAATGTCTGGTCCAATATGCCCAATCATAAATTGCTACTGTTGTTCCTCTCAGGGAGAGTGAATTATCATGAAATGCTATTTTCATTTTATTATAATAGAATTTACTAGTTTATTTCTAATTTCTGGATTATCCCAACTAATATTATATTGACTAAGATGATATTTTACCAAACCTTCTCCAACAAATTGTTTCCAACCATCTTGCCTGTACTTTTTAAAATTATTATATAGTGACGAATAAATATCCATATTTTTTGATGAAGAAATTGCTAGATCACTATTTGGAGAATCTCTCATGGCATAACAATTTACATAATCCATAGACAAATTATACAAATCAATATCAAATTTAATTATGTCAACATCAAATCTACATCTAATAACAATATCATATGAAAAATTATTTTCTCTTTCATATTGCATTTTCAATTGATTGGATCTTTGTATGGAAAAAAACATACTATGAACATTAGATGGTCTTGCTAGTTCATAATTAACATCATTAAAAGAATTGAAAATAATTTGAGGTTCATACAAAAATACTACTGGATTATAAAATTTTTTAATTAAATCTATAGTATCTTCTTTCCAGTGATATGTCCTACCATATGATAATGTTGCGGGCAATTCCATTTTTTTATTTGACATGGAATTATTCCACCAGGTATGCACAAAAACGTCTGGTGAATATTTTTGTAAAATATTTTTATTAATTTGTGCATAACCCTCTTCAAGATATCTTGGTTGTCCGGAAATACAGAGTGCTACTTTCATTTTAAATTACTAACATAATCACTACAAACAGCATAACAATCAGTTACTTTTAATATATCCCAACTAATATCACATTCTTCCGGCATGACAACGACTGTTGATGGGGTGTAAGTCTTTCCAGGATAAGACCATATATGTCCATGACTAGTTATAGTGTAATCATCATTTTGATGCCAAAAATAATTGAAATTTGTTCTGGTCATAAAATCTAATGTATCGATGTCTTTACAATGAATCCAAAGATATTGAGATCTTTTTGCCAATTTAAAAAATGAAAGGGCATTTTTTGGTTTATCATGTCCTAGCCAGAACGTTTGAGATACTACATCATATCTCAAATCAATTTCTACATCATAACCATTTTCTATACATTTGTCAATCTGCTCAATAGTATTTTCATCGTCTACATTAGGTCCGTTTACATTACCACGATGTGCGATGAGTTTCATGCCGGATACTTATCAGAAGGAATAGATGGCCATCTTACAATAATTAATTCAGAATCTGCAAGGAACTCAACATTAGAAATTTCATTAGGTTCATAAATCCACATATCTCCTGCCTTGAGATGTTTACCAGAAACCATAAGTTCTCCTGACACAATATAATTTAATTCATTAGTCACTTTATGAAAGTGAGGAAATGTTTCACAACCCTTCTCATGTTTATGGTGTGCAACCTCAAAGAATGGGTTCTTGAAAAGGGATGGATCAAAGTCTCCTACAAACCATCCCGCTTTGAAGTCTGAGATATTTGCTTCTATCACTTCTCTAACTCCTGGATACGAATTTGATGACGACCACCATCAAAAGTATTTGAAGAACAAATTTTAATGTAATTATCTAATACATTAAAATTCACATCCTTTGCAGGAATTGCAAAGAAATTAGCACAGTTATGACGTATTGCCATTTCCATAGAAAACTCATCATAAACAAGTGCAGAACGAATACCCCTGTTCTTATTGGCACAAATATTAACTCCCTGTCCAGTACGACAGAATCCAAAACCATAGTCACAATCCCTTTCACCAATAGATTTAACTGCTTGTGCAATATAATCTCGATAATCACAATCCTTATTCAGAATAGTTCCAAAATCAATATACTTTAAACCATGCTTTTCTAGTAATTCTTTGAATGCTTCTTTCGCATTAAATCCAGAATGATCAGAACAAAGGGCAATAGGTTTATCACCAATACGACAGGTAACATTGTCCTTATAAAACTGGAATTCATCAGGTGTTCCAAAGACATGCATCTTATCTACAGGTTCAGTCAAAATCTTTTTACCATCCTCAATAAGAAGATTATAAAGAGGTGAAATGTAGAACTCATTTTTAGTTCTCAAATCACGTTCAATCATTTCTCTGGCATAATTGCAGAAATCAGATCCCCTTTTAAATCCATAAATTCCAACACATGCATTATTACTAATTGCTTTCTTCTCAGCAGTTTCAGTTACATATCCATCTTCATTGACTTTTGCATAACTATAGTTTGATGAATTAGATTTAAATGTTAGTAGCAATCCATCACCATCCAAATCATTTATTGTATGTGGATCAAACACCGGTCTAAACTCAATGTCTAAAGTATGGATTACTAGAGGTGCCTCATTATCAATATACTCTTCAGCATATAAACAACTGCATACAGATCCGTCAGTGAGTTTATCTAGAATTACGATTTTAATATCATCACCAAACTTCTTACGAAGAAGTTCATCCATATGAAAATTGTAAACTGTCTCATCTCTCACTACAAAAATAAGATTACATCCCTCATAATTTAAACAATCTAAAGAAATATCAATAAGATGTCTATCTTTAATATTGATCAATTGTTTTGGAACTTTAAATCCTTCTTTGATAAATCGACTTCCCAATCCTGCCATGGGAATAAGAATATTTGGTTTCATATTTATTTGCCAATAATTTCAGTTGTTTTTAGATGAGCAAATTCAATCCAATTATGGATATCTCCTTCATTTTGTAGTAATTTATGCAAGAAGCAAGATGCAAATATATCACCAGATCCCAATACATTTACATTTTTAAGCATCATTTCTTCTGGCAATTTATAGAAGAACTCTTCTTCTCCATTAGATACCACACTTCCAGAAGCACTATGCAAAATTACCCAACCCTTTGTAGCATCAGTGTATTCCGAAAGACTACCTTTAATATCTTCATCGGAAATGAAGAGATAGTCAACATACTGAAGCATCTCCATATTGACTGGTTTACCAGGACAAATATCGGCAGTAACAATACTATCCAAAGCAGGGATGAAATCTTGTCGTGTCAGTTCATTTAGATAAATCAGATGACTGATCTTAGAACTCATCATCTTTACCTGATGCTGCACTAAACTCAAGTTGACTTTGGAATATCTTTTTGCAGCAGGTTTATCAACATAGATAAGAGCTTGTCCAACGTCAATAGGTGATAATCCAATATCAATTGTTGGATTGATCTCAAGCAATGCCTTCCAAACATTTGCCATTGATCCCAAAGTTTTCCTTTCTACATCCCCATCAACAATAGTATCAATAGTTAGATGACCATAAAGTGCGATGTCTTTCATTAAAACTTTTCCTTCAAATCAAGTTCATAAATCTTGTCTATTACTTTATCATAAGGAACAACAGGAATTAATCCCTTCAGTTCTAATGTATCAAAAAGATGCATAATTACATTCTGACCACCTTCTGCAGACAGTAAATTTGCAGTTTCTCTGACACATCTAGGAGCATCTCTAGGACAATATGCATATTTTACTTTTTGCATAATACCAAGGTCAAAAAGATCGTCACCAACATAGGCAGTTTCTTTCTCTGTACAGTCATACTGCTTCAAGATGTCATCAAGATAATTTGCTTTATCACTATGGAATCCTGATCCACGATTAGCAATGACATGCAAGTTTCTGTTCTCAAGAATACTAACGTTATATGGATCTCCAGTCAAAAATACAACGTTAACTCCGATTGCACGGAATCGTTTAATTGCAGTCCAGTCCTTATCACAAAAAGTTTTGAGTTTAACTATCCCTTCACGGTCATAATATTTGATGCCATCAGTCATAACACCATCAACGTCAAGAATTAAAAGTTTAATTTTCATATTAAAACTCCAGTCATTTGTTCAAATACACCATCTAAAGTAGGTTTCTTTTCAAATAAAGGTTCTTTAAGAATAGATTGATAAAGATTATTGTCATTATCTATCCTAACAATATCCTCCAACATAGATTCCATATCAGAATAATCACTCAGATTCAAAAAACCTTTTATATTGAAATCTCTATGACACTCCGTATCAGAATAATAAATTGGAATATTGCCTGCTATCTTTGCATGTAATAGTTTTTCAGTATACCATCCACCAGGAGCAGCATTCTCAAAACAAATAGAAAACTTATAATCAGAAATTACTTCCATCTTTTCAAGTTCTCCAGCATGACTATTATTTTGAGCAATCTGCATCTTATGGCACTTTCCATAACAATCAACATCCTTATATCGGTTGACCATATCTATCATATCAATTCTATTTTGATATGGTACACTAAAAACTGTGCTACAAAATTTAGTTTTTTCTTTTAAGGCAAATGGATTCTCTTCAGTAAAATAATCAACGGGTATCAACCATCCAGGATTACCCCATGTTCCAGTATTGAACCAATCAACATAAAACATCCATAAAGGAATTCTAATATTCTTAGAATCATATGAGTCAAAGAAACTAGTGATAGAATAATCACATTCATTAAAGTTTGGTCTTGGAGAACTTTCTCCATTAAAAAATATTTTTATACAATCATTATGTGATCTATGTGATTGCCCAAAGATATTATAAATCAAACAATCACAATCTTCAGGATTACTGACAGATATGTCTTCAAATACTTCCTTGAATAAAAATGTTATAAAGTTATGGTTGTAATCAAACCCTGGCCAAAAGTCAGCAAAAGAAATTTTCATAATTAATTTTGTATTGTTGTTTGAAACTGATCATTTTGTATGGCAAGTGCTGGTTCGAACCAATAATTATTCAGAGAAAATTTATCAATCAAATAATTATAATACCAATCTGCACCATTATCACAATATTTTAATTCTTCTAATATTTTATTAGATCCGGATTTACTTATAAGATAAGCATGTGTACATCTAGATCCCCTTATCTTTGCTATTCTTTGATCTTTTATGGGGGTAGCATGTAAGTTACAGCAAGTTCCAACCCATGCTGTATCCCAGTCTTCGGGGAGTTGATCAAAAGATTTCTTAAATTCATCTAAAAAATCATCACAAAGAATTACATCATCTTCCAATACTAAAGCATAATCATATTTTTCAGCAACTTCCTTAATTATCTTAATATGCTTCAAAACTAAAGAAATTTCTGAATTTTTTAATTTTCTTCCTGCAGGATTTTTACCAAAAATTTTAGGAAAGTTTTTTTCTATTTCATCAGTATTCCAATTATCAGAACTATAATCTTCCACAAATTCATAGTCTATAATATTTTCTTCTCGTAAAACTTCTAAAAGATAAGATTTTCTTTCAGTAAGTTTATTCCAATGACATATAAATGTTTTCATTTATTGAACCACTCCTCTCTCCATTTTTGACCACCAGCAAAATGACGAATAATCACATCGTTTTTCTCCACCCTATTAATTAAGAATTGACAATTAGATTCACCTTCCATCTCCGTGACATTCCATGCTGTAGGAAGAATCTCTACATGCTCATAAAGTTCTTCTAGGGAATAGACAGTCCATTCAGTTTTATCGGAATGCCATCCATAGTCCGGCAGGTTCCAAAAAGATTCATCAGAGTGTCTCTTGATACCTGCAAGAGAATACCAGGATGCCTGTTCCCTAAACTCATGCCAAAAACTATTTACATAACCAAACCTTTCATGTCTAGACACAGCATCATTGAGATCTTGATATCTATCTTCAGAAAGAATGTTATCAACTAACTTTCTAGACCATTCATTGACCTTGATAGAATAGTTACCCATACAATGAGTATTTCCGGAGTCAATAGAATATGAAAAAGATTTATTTGTTTGATACAGTTCGTCAATATTTGCGATGCACATGTCGGCATCTAGATGTGTAACGATATCTCCATCAGTTACATATCCTTCCTCAAGCATTTGCTCAAGAATAGTGAACTTCAACCAAGTATAATTTCCACGATACTTATAGAGATTATCCTTAAGTTCAAGATATTCAAATCCATGATTATCAGCATATTCTTGATTTCTAGGGGACATATAAGTATCAAAGAATTTTTGTCTTTGATCCGTATAAGAACCAAAGACTAAAAGAACTTTTTTCATCTAACCCTTTTAATAATGTTCTCAAAGACACCTTGAAGTGAAAAGTAATCTTGATAAAGTTCTTGACCCTTCTTCAACATCTCACTGTATGTATCATCAGAAATACTCTTCAAAATATCGTAGGTATTTCCGATATTGTCATCATCAATTATAACACAAAATTCTTCCCAATCCAATTCGTCAGACCAAGGAAGTGCATGATCATCAGAAATATAAACAGGAACAGTATTCAATTGGAAAGACTCATAGAGTCTGAAACTAGTGGTTCCATACCCCCTAGGACATAAAGAGAATTTAGAAGCAGACATAACATCAAGAAAGTTATTTAACTTCTCTTCTCCAACGTTAATATCCCAGTTTCCTGCTTTGACAAGGCAATCATCCTTACCACGGAATGCCTTTACCATATCAGTTCTTACCCAATAAGTATTAGAACCAATAAAAGAAGCAAAGTACTTGTGATCCTGTTTAGGAATTTCTGGAATAGAAGAACATACTAATGGAATAGGAATTACATTTCCTTTCTTACGATTACCACCGGCACAGAAGATCATAGTGTCCTCAGGAAAATCTTCAAAAGGCCCATCGTCTTGTTGACAGATAGTAAAGTAAGATCCATCTGCACTTAGTGTATCATACATAAGGTTTTGCAGATTAGGATATGGTTGTCCTGCCCAAATTTTATTACAAAAAATATTTGACCAGAAAATATCAATATATTCCCTTTCTGATTTATTTTTCAATTGTTGATAATGACTGTAAAAATATTCTTCCAGATATTCTCCTTGATGATAGGGAGGATATGTTGGTGTAAGAGACTTTGGTCTCAGATAATCTTCCTTCAAATAAACCACAGTCCTTCCTCCTTAAACTTATTGATTTTGGTTTCTACACCAATCATCCAATTATTATGAACGATCATAGCGTTTTCTTTTTTGCCTTGCTGATAATACACATTACCATTAGGAAATAGATCCTCAGATAGTAATGCTATATTATCATTATATTTTGTGAGTGCAATGCGGTTCATGATTAGTTGATCATCGTCGGAATTATCTGCACCACATTCTTCTACTAACTGACGACACTCAGGGGTCTCATTAAATACCATAAAACCAGTGCAGATTGTAGACCCAGGAACATCAGTTTGAAATAGTACTTCTTCATGACCAGTCAGAATCTCAACAGGATTTTCTTTGAACACAATATCAGTGTCAACCCACATCAGATTAGGATGTTTTTTGTGAACTTGATTAATAATTTTCCACTTGTGACGAACCACATTTCTAAATCCACTATTAATATCAAAAGTCCAATCCTGATATTCTTTCAAGTTACTATCCATATAAAGAAAAGCACCTTTATAACCTTCAAGAATAAAAGACTTATAAACGTCTTCGTCCATACATGCAATGATAAAGTCATCCATATCAATGCCCACTTTTTCAGCAGACTTCAACATGTTCAGACAAATATCATGACATCCAGAATTTAAGAATGTAAGAAATTTCATTGATCTTTATACCACTCGTAAGTTTTTTGAATTCCTTCTTCCAAAGAAATTTTTGGTTTCCATCCAAGAGATTTAATTTTAGTTACATCCAAGAGTTTTCTTGGAGTTCCGTTTGGTTTAGTAGTGTCCCAATTTGTAAATCCAGGGAATTTAGTTACTTTAGAAATTATTTCCGAAAGTTCTCTAATGGTAATATCTTCACCAGTTCCAACATTAATAATTTCAGAACTATCATAGTCCTTCATACAAGTATAACATGCTTCAGCAAGATCATCGACATGAAGAAATTCACGTCTTGCAGATCCATCACCCCAAAGTTCTACATCAGGCCACCAAGGACCACCCATATCAATAGTATATCCAATATCAGTTGCATGATGATACTTTGCAATCATTGCGGGTAACACATGAGAGGTCCCCAAATCAAAGTTGTCATTAGGACCATAGAGATTCGTAGGCATCAATGAAATTGCATTAAAACCATACTGTTTACGATATGCCTGACACATCTTGATGCCAGCAATCTTTGCAATCGCATAAGCATCATTGGTTGGTTCCAAAGGACCAGTCATAAAATACTCTTCCTTGATTGGTTGCTCACACAACTTTGGATAAATGCAGGAAGATCCAAGGAATAAAAGTTTTTTAACACCAAACTTACGAGCAGCATGAATGATGTTTGACTGAATCATCAAATTATCATAAATGAAATGTCCGGGATAATCTTTGTTTGCACAAATACCACCTACCTTTGCGGCTGCAAGATAGACGTATTCAGGTTCATTGATTCTAAAAAATCTTTCTACATCTTCTTGACAACGTAAATCCCAATTAGAAGATGGTGAAGAAATAATATTCGTATAACCCTTCCAATGAAGCATACGAACTATTGCCGATCCTACCAGTCCAGTATTACCGGCAACATAAATTTTAGATTCAGTATTCATAATTGTCCCAAGATAGAGTCTAACAATTCAATTTCTTTATCACCAATAAAATGGTTATTGCCCAAATAAATTCCATTATCATGAACAAAATCTACATTTAATTTTTCCTTTTTAGTTTCAATATCATAATCTTTTAGGAATGGTTGTCTTAAAAGATTACCACCAATAATTGGTCTGTACTCCATACCATTTTTATCAAATTCTTTTTTCAAAAAATGTGAGATCTCCTTTTTCTTACATAATACAGGAAAACAAAAATTACTTACAAAGTCATCATATTCCGGAACTACAAAATTTTTGGAATATTTTTTTATGAGAGATATAAACTTTGAGTAGTTTTTATTTCTTCTTTCAATATATCTGTCAAGTCTTTTTAGTTGAGACATTCCCAATACAGCACACAATTCTGTATTTCTAAAGTTATATCCATCCGTCACAAACATAAACTGTTTAGATATTTCAGGATACTTATCAATGTATGTTTGAAATTTTTCAGATTCTCTTGCTAATCCATGAGACCTCTTCATTCTCATCAAATCATACAAATCATAATTATTAGTGGAAATCATTCCACCTTCAATTGTTGATATATGATGTCCAAAATAAAAACTAAAAGTAGATCCCAAACTATTAGATCCTACTTTTGTCCCATTGAGATTTTTACATCCATGAGACTCACATACATCATCTAAAAGTATTGCATTAGGAAATAATTCAGAATACTTATTTCTATTTGCAGGATATCCTATGAGATGTGTAACAAAAACAAGTTTTATATCAGGATGTTTTTCTGCAATATATTCCAAATCCTCTTCACAAAAACTAAAATTTTGAAGATTAATGTCACAAAAGATTGGAGTAAATCCCAATTGAATTACCGGACCAATATTTGTAACCCATGTATCTGCAGGCACCAAAACTTTATCTCCATCCTTCAATCCATATAATTCTTTTACAGATGAAAGAAGAAGATAATTAGCAGTGCTTCCGGATGAGACATATAAAGAATACTTAGATCCTAACCAATTATTCCATTCAGATTCAAACTTTCTGACCTTTGGACCATTAGTAAATCTATTTGAAAATAAACAAAAAGATGCCATTTTGACCCGATCAGATAATGTTAGATTATCTTTCATCAATGGCCATTTAATATCACTCATGAATACACATATCCTCAACTAATTCTTTAAAAGAAATCTTAGGTTCCCAACCTAATTTTTTCTTTGCCTTAGTGGCATCACCTAATAAAGTTTCAACTTCAGCAGGTCTTAAATATTTAGGATCAATTCTGATGACCGTTTCTCCATCAGAATTAATACCAACTTCATCAAGACCAGAATCTTCCCACCTAATTTTCATATTGAAATAAGGTGCCGATTCTTCAACAAACTGACGAACAGAATATTGTTTTCCTGTAGCAATCACAAAATCTTCAGGTTTATCTTGCTGAAGCATCAACCACATAGCTTCAACATAATCTCTAGCATGTCCCCAATCACGAAGTGCATCAAGATTGCCAAGATACAAACAATCTTGTTTACCTTCAGAAATTGCTTTGAGTGCTCTTGTAATCTTACGAGTTACAAATGTCTCACCACGTCTTGGAGATTCATGATTAAACAAAATACCACTACATGCATACATTCCATATGACTCACGATAGTTCTTTACTATCCAGTACCCATAGAGTTTTGCAACACCATAAGGAGAACGTGGATAGAAAGGTGTAGTTTCAGTCTGCGGAGTTTCTTGTACTAAACCATAGAGTTCACTGGTGGATGCCTGATAAATACGAACCCTATTCTCCATACCAAGCAAACGGACTGCCTCAAGCACTCTCAGGGTGCCTATAGCATCTGTCTGACCCGTATACTCAGGCATCTCAAACGATACCTTTACATGACTTTGTGCTCCCAGATTATAAATCTCATTTGGTTTGACCTGCTGAATAACTCTTACAAGATTAGTGGAGTCAGTCAGATCTCCATAGTGAAGATTAATTTGTTCATAAATGTGATTAATGCGATGAGTATTGATCAAAGAAGCACGACGAACAATACCATGAACTTCATAACCTTTTTCAAGGAGAAGTTCTGCAAGGTATGAACCATCTTGTCCTGTAATACCAGTAATTAAAGCAACTTTCATACGCTATTCTATAACTTTACCATTATACAAAAAAAGCAGAGTTTATGCAACTCTGCTCTACTTTTTTCTTACATGTTATAATGTCCTCTCTAATCTGGTTTCTGCCTGGTCTGGAAAATCTCTAGGACGACTATCTAAAGCATTGTCAGTTCTAGGCGAACCTTCGTTTGCCTTCATCGTGTGTTGAAAGTTGATCCTCTTGTATCTAATGCAGAATGGGTCAGGCATCCAATATGTCACCTGCCAATTAATTAGTGGATTCAACTCAAGATGTTTCTCTACAGAATGATTAAAAATACCAATCTGAATATATCCATCATGAGTGACACAAGAGTTGTCACCTACTGACACAACAAATAGTTGTTTCATTTAACCTTTCCAATAACCCATGATTTCATACCATATGGAGTGTCTGCAATGAGAGTTTGTGTCATCTTTACTACATCTGGGGACACCACCAAACAAAATCCAATGCCACAATTGAATACATTACGCATCTCTTCCTCGGCAATCTCTCCTGCCTCCTGTATCT